ATAGTCGGCACCGGACGGCTGACGAGCGCCGCTGACTCGCTTCGAAAGCGCGATAGCGCTGAATTTGTAATGTACATTCCGCTGGTGGGCGCAGCAGGACTCGAACCTGCGACCCGCTGATTAAGAGGTACTTGATTTTGCTGGCTTTTCAAGGACCGTCAAAGTCATCGGATGGGCGGAACACCCCGGAATCCGGGCAAACTTTGACGGCCGGGCCGGGTACTCAGACATCGAGTGGAGTGTGCCCTGCAGCAACTCCTTCAATGCGGGATTGCCAGCGGGATCCCTCATTCGCTACGCGGCCTAACAGCGTGTGCCAGTCCGAATTGGATTCGAATCCTCCATCAAAGCACCAGTCTATGACCTTAAGAATGGTTAAGTGCGTGGCCGACGTCAGTACGATCGCCCGCTCTAGCTCCAATTGCTCTTTGATGAAATAGTTCAGATACATACTTTCGTTCCGCTTGTCCCAAGAAAGCCTGGAAAGAAATTCTGGTGTGAAGTGAACGTCAATATCGGAGAGTACCCCAAGCATTCCTTTCAACTGATCAAACAGCGGCTTGATGCTGGGATCAATATCATGTGCTTTGAGGTTGAGTTTCTTTGGCATTTTGCCTTCTAGGCGATCGAACCACCGCTGAAGCCTCTCGCGTGACTCCATCCATTCTTTGGCCCATCTGGGGTTTGTTTTAGTCGCTGCCGCGAAGCACGCTGCCTCGATGGCCCTTCGGGTAATTGGCCCCGCATCTTCCGGCTGCGCTTGCCCTATGAGAGCGGCGGCAGATAGGAAGGATTTGTGGCAGACGAGGAGTATTTGCCCGAAGATGGGTGGTGAACCACTTGGCACCAACTCTATGGCGGAGACGTAGAGCTCGTCCACTAGCGGAAAAAGCTTACCGAAGGGCTCCCAAGCGGACGATTTTCTAAGATTGTCCTTCTGAGCTTCAAAGTATCCGCCGATCATCATTCTTGGATCGCCTTTCGAACCGGGACGTGGCTGGGAGGATATCACGGCTCGGCCGGAAATTCGCCCGGCCAGGGCATCCTGAAACGCCCGCTACAGGGGTAGCCGTAAATCGCCAACCCTGGCCGGCGCGCGCGTCGGCGCGGCGCACGCCGCAAAAAAAGGCCCCGCCCTCCAACAGAGGGCAGGGCCACGGCAAGTTTGCCCCGCGTTGAGTCCGGGGCCAGGAACTCTTACGGCGCCGGTGGCGGCACCTCCACGGGCGGCGTGACCGGCAGCGCTGGCAGGAACGCCGGATTAAGCGACAAGGCGCCGTCCCTATTGGACACGATGATTGCGTCAGGCTGGATGATGTCGCAGATGATGCCGACGCCGAGCTTCTCATCGCCGTCCGGCATACGGGAATACGCGCCGAGCGACATATCGCAGTTGAGCGCGCGCACCACCTCGGCCTTGCTGTCGTTCCACTCCATCCGGTCCTTGATCGTCTGGTCGACCAGGCCGGACGCCGCGACCTTGTACGCCTCATAACCGGGAATCGCCGAACAGCCAGCCAGCACCAGGCTGCCCACGATCATCAGCGCGATCGCCGCCGCCGGCGCGCTGCTCAGCGCCTTGCCGATGGCCGAGCCGATGCCGGCGCCAGCGTCCGGCGCCGCCAGGGCCGGCGCCGGCGCCGGCGTCAGCGGCGCCAGCATGCCCGACAGGAACGCAACGCCGGCGCTGCAGATGACGCCGATCGCCAGCTCCGGCTTGTCGGGAATATCGATGGGCACGCCGGCCTCGATGCTCCATACCAGAACGTCGGCGAAGGCATAGCCGAGGCCGCCGCCGGTGGCGCCGGCCATGGTGGATGCGCGAATCTGCATGATGGTCTCCTTTGCTGTCTGCAGTGTCAGAGGATCGGCGTCGGCCAGCGATAGCCGAGCACCCGTTGAATTTCGAAAGGCGCGAGCGAGACGCGGTTGCCCTGGTTGCCGCCCCACACGAAGGCCTTGGCTTTGCCGTCGATGTGGCCGACGTGGTCGAGCAGCGCGACGTGCCCCTGCCAGCTCGACGGGCTCACGCGCCAGAAAACCGTCACCGCGCCACGGCGCGGCTGTTGCAGCGGATAGCCCCATTTGAGCCACGATCGCGCCGCCTTGCTGCGCGTGCCCGGGTAGCCCGCCTCGTCCATGCAGAAGTTGATGAACGAGCTGCACCAGTTGGTTTCGTCGTCCTCGCCGCCCGGCCCATCGGTGTGGCGGTGATATTCGAGGATGCGCGGATTGTCTTCGTCGCCCGGGATCTCTGCGACGCCGAGCTCGGCGATCGCGATCTTGAGCCATAGGGGATCCTCGGCGCTGTCGCTCCGCGGCACCGTTCCATCCAACATGACAGTTTCTCCTAGAGTGCTAAGTCGAACCGCTGATGCCGTGGGATCGCGTCAATGCGATCGTCCAGCTTCTCCACCTTGTCATCGAGCCGATCGACACGAGACGACAGCAGATCCAGCTTCACGCCGATCGCTGCCAGGTTGCCAGTGAAGGTCGCGTAGGTCACCGCGGCGCTGATGGCGAGCCCCACGATCAGCGTAATGATCTGCACGACCAGCCGCGCGTCGAAGATGCGCTGGCGGCCGTTGCCATTGCCGTTGCCCAACTCCCCCATGACTGCTTAGTCCGTCGGTTGCAGCCGGTCATCGTCGAGCGCCCGCTGCGCCGTCAGCCTGGCTTCCGCCTGCAGCCGTTCATTCTCCGCTTCGCGCTTGCTCGCATAGTCGGCCGCTTCCTTCTCTGTCGCGATCCGCCAGCTGCGCGCGTCCGCCGGCACGCCCTTCTGCGCCATGCGCGTTAGGAACACGTCTTCGTCTTCCAGATCCATCGCCACCGTCGCGCCGGCGAGCGCGCCCTCCAGGCCGCGGATCACCGCCTGCACCGCGCGCCTGGTCACCGGCGGATTGTAGGAGACGGTGATGCGGCTCACCTGGCGCTCCTCGATGGATGGCCGGATCGATCGATCGTTGCCGTCCTTGTCAACAACGAGAATCAGTTTCTCCATGGTCGCAGCTCCTTTGCGTTTTCGGTGTCCTTGTTCGCGGCGCGCGCCATCGCCGGCCGCGGCAGGTCCTCGGGCCACACGGCTTTCAGCGCCGCCGGCGTCGCCGCCTTATCGATCAGCAAGCTGTAGCGATCGAAATCCAGATCGATGGTGGCCGGTCCATTTGTCCGGCGGCCGAGCAGCCGCGACCGCCGATCGTCGCGCTGCGCCTGCGCATTCCATTTGTCCAATGTCGCCAGCATGGCATCGGCCTGCAGCGCGCGCGCCGTCGCCATGTCGATGAAGATGGGGCCGCCCCGCTCATTCCGGCGCCAGGCGTCGCGGAACCAGCGATCGCTGGGAACCTCGTGAAGGCGCAGAATCTCCGGCGCCAGTTTGACCGGCGTGCAGCGTTCCGTCGCCAGCACGGTCTCATTGAACTCGGCATCCACCATGCCGCCCCAAGCGACCGCACGCGTCCAGCGCGCCGCGGCGGTCTCGGGCACGCCGTCGATCGTCCAGGCATGGATTGCCGCATCCATCCAGCCGCGAGTGCGCATGTGCCAGTTCTCGCGGCCGACGCCGCCGCCAGTGCAGGCGCGATAGGCTTCCAGCGTCGGCCCCGCGACCGTCACCAGGCCGCCCGGCCTGGTGAACAGGATGCGGTAGTCCACCGATGCGCCGACGGCGTTCATGTGCGATCGCCGAAGAACAGCAGATTGGTGAACTCTCCATCCGCGACCGCCGGCGTGTTGTTGAATGTGTTGAGGCGGAAGCTGCCGGCCAGAATCGTATTGGCGTTGATGCCGGTGAAGCTAAGGCTGGCCCCGACCACGGCGTCGAACAATCCGACGGCACCATACAGCGCATCCGCGTTCGCCGTGATGAAGGTCAGCGTGAAATCGCCAACGCCGTTGTCGCTCAGCAATGAGATGTTGCTGGAGAACGCCAGCGCCGGGCTGCCCGTGCCGTTGAACCGCGCCACCGCCTTCGGATGCAGCGGGTGCCGCGGCTGCAGGCCTGGCGTGACCGCCAGCGCCGTGCTGACGCCCGCCTCCATCGTCGCCGCATCGGCAAGGCCGGTGGGCAGCTGGGAGTTGTTCACGTAAATCGGCGCGGAGGCGTTGATGCTGCCGACGCCCTTGTCGCCGCCCACGGCGTTGCGCATGTAGAGGCCGCCGCCAAGGCTCATCTTCCGCTGGTTGCCGCCGCCGGCCACCTCTACCCAAAACTCCAGCTCGAAGTCCTCGCTGCCGCTGGTTGGGTCTACCGTGTTCACTTCGATGGACGCCACGGCGCCGTTGACGCCAACCGAATTCTTCATCTCCCAGCGGATCTCGCCGCCCTTGTCGTTGACGACGGGAATCTTGTTGCGTCGCAGTTTCAGGATCGGGCCTTCGCTCGAGCCGCTCGACGTGCTCTCGAGATCCAGCGACAGCGTTCCAGATCGGACGATGAATTGCTGTGCGGTGAAGGTATTGCTTTGACCCATCACCGCCAGCGCCGGCGACGCGCTGATGATGTTGCCGACTTCATCGACGGTGAACAGGAGAATCCAATCCACGCCGTCGTCGAGCCGCAGGCTGGTCTGGGCGGCGACCGACACATCGACCCAGATGCGCCCGCCGCCAACGATGTGGCCGGGATCCACCGAGGACACGACGACGACGCCGCTGTTGTCGATGGTAATGGCGCCGATCTGGCCGATGAAGGGCGCGCCGGTGCCGGCGTCGTAGCGCTGGACGCCGTCCAGCCGCGCCGGCGCCGGCGGCAGGATCGGGCTGTTGCCGATCGGCTCAGCCTTCGGCAGCTGCAGGGCGCGGGACATCTGCTCCCGCAGCTCCTGGGCGATCAGCGTCAGATGGTCCAGCCGACGTTCATGGGTCTCGGCCGGGAATCTGTCGTTGGTGATGTAGTCGGATCTCTGCGTGAATGGTGTCACCCGCCGGATCGTCCAGGTAACGCCCACCGGCACTGCCAGCGTCGGCAGCGCGCTGCCCGTGTTGCCATTGCCGCCGCTGACGATGTAATCGACGCCGTTGATCTTCGTCGTCTCCACGCCCGTGGCGATATTTCGCTCGATGACCTCGATGTCGTCCAGGCCCAGGAACTGGAAACTGATCGGAATCGGCGTGATGATGCCGGCGCCGACATAGTCGTCGCGGCTATTTGTCGTGTTGATCATGGTCGGACCCTCAGAATTCGAAGGCGGTGCGCGGCAGGAAATATTCCTGGCCGTAGTCTTTGCGCCGCTGCCGTTCCTGGCGGCGCAGATAGCCTGGTGACAGCTCCTCGCGAAGCGCATTCAGGATGAGCCAGTCGAGCGCCGGCCGGGCGTACCAGAGATTGATCACTGGCGTGTTCTGCAGCGCGATGTTGAGATATTCGCCGGCCTTCACGTCGCCGTCGCGCGTGCGCGCCGCCAGATTGATCAGGCCGGCGGCGCCGCCGAGGCCCGGCCCGGCCAGCGTCTCGAGCGCGCTGTTGCCGAAGCGATTGGCCTGGCCGAACAGGAAATCGCCATAGATGCCGGCGCCGCCGGACTGCGCGAGCGCGGCCACGATCGTGCGCCACTTGGTCGGATCGCGCGGCGTCTGCCCGCGCACCGCGTCCTTCAAGGTCATCGAGGCATAGCCGGCGACCAGCAGGCCCGCGACCAGGTGGCCGATATGCCCGCTCTGGTTCAATAGGCGCTCGGCCGCATTGCGGCCGCGGCCGCCCAGGACGGCGCGGCCGAGCACGCGCTGGGTGAAGGCGACGGGGAAGCTCTTGAACTGCGCCACCAGGCGCGCCGCCTCGCCCCAGACCGTACCCGGGAGCGTGCCGCGCAACAGCACGCGCCGCGTCGCCACATCGGCCTCGAGGATGGCGAACTGCGCTTCGTCGGCGAAGAAGCGTCGCAGGGCGAGCTCGAGCTCGAGCCGCGCGCGATCGCGGATCCGTTTGGTGCGTTCCTCGAGCTGCGCCTCGCGCTTCGCGATCGTCTCCGGACTTTTGGCCTCATCCACCTTCAGCGCCGCGCGCGCGGCTGCAACGTCGCTGGCGATCAGCTGGTCGAAGGCGGCATCCGGGAGCGCGGCGACGCGATCGGCTGTGACATAGACATTGCCGTTGTTGGATCGGAACTGCGCCTGGCGGATCGCGTCCCACTGCGGCGCCAGGATGCCGTGCTGGGACAGCACATGCTGATAGGCCGGGCCGAGCTGGTCGAATCGCTGCCCGACCTTGCTGCCCATCCAGGCCGACATGATTCGCACGTTGACCGCCCGCAATTTGTCGGTCCACCAGGTCAGGCCCTGCCACTTCATGACCTTTGTCGTGAGATGGGAAAAGAAGCCCGGCGGCCCGTCCTCGGCATAGAAGCGGCCGATGATGTTGTCGATCAGCCCGTCGAACCCTTCGCCGGCGAGATAGGCTATCTCGCGCTCCTCGCTGGTCGCCGGCGTCGCCAGCTTGCCGATCGTCTCGCCATAGGCCGCGAAGATGTTCTTGCCCTGATAGCGCAAGTTGATAGACGACGTGACCAGATCGTTGACGGACGCCAGGATCGCACCCGCCAGCTTGGCGGAGGCCTGCAGGCCACGATACTCGCTAAACAGCTTGCCGGCGGTCACGTCGATCGGGGCCAGCGTCAAGCCGCGGATCTCGGCTAGAGCGCTCTCGATCCGTTCACCTTTTTCGATGGCCGTGATCAGCTTATGCTTCTTCTTCGCCTTCACCCTGGGATCGCTGCGGATCCGTCGCGCCAGAGATCCGCGCAGGCTGTCCAGCATCGCCTCGGGGTTCGGTCCCATCATCTGCATCTGCGCCGCCAGGCGCGCCGCCCGCTCTTGATGCGCGATCATGCTGGTGAAGATGTTGCCGCGGCCGAAGTCCCTGCTGTAGCTCAGCCAGTCATCGGCGCTCTTGAAATGCAGCACCCGATGTTTCGCCAGCGACTTGGCGAGATTGGCCGGCCCGGTGACCGCGCCCTTTTCCTTCGCGGTGATCGTGTTGTCGCGGCCGGTGGTGATGGTGAGATACACCTCGGCCAGGATCTTCTTGAGCGCGGCCGTGTCGGTGGGATCCACGTCCGGGAAGGACCGCGCCAGGTCGAGCCTCGGCAGGATCGCGGCCGTCCATGCTTCGTCCGTCACCTGCAGGAGCTTGTAACTGTCATGCACTTGCGGCCCGGCCCAGCCGTCGAGCTTGCCGATGTTCGCGCCCAGCCGGTTGAGATCGGTGCGGCTCCGCTCGGCGAACGTGGCGAAGGTCTTGGCCGCGAACTGCGCATCGGCATTCTTGGTGACGCCGGGCTTGCCGCCGTCGCGCAGTTCAAACATCTCCCGCACCACGTCGTTGAGAAACAGCGTGTCGCGCAGGCGTCCGACGATATGCGGTCTTTCCCGTTCGAACGCCGCCAGCATGTCGCCGAGGTAGCGGCCCTCGAATGCCTGCTTCGTCGCCGCCACGCTGTGCCGGCCCTCCACCAGGCCGCGGGATGTGCCCTCGAGGATCGCCAGCACCGCCTTGCGGTAGTTGAGGCCCTGCGCCGCCAGGTCCGCCACGCGCTTCTCCAGCCGATCGCGCGCGATCGCCGTCAGCGCCGCATGTTTGCGTTGCAGCGCCGCCGCCAGGCGCACCTTGTCCGCCTCGTCGCGTGCCGCCTCGCGCAGCCGCGCGTCCAGATTGTCCAGCCGCCCTTCGGCGACCAGGCGCTTGCGCCGCATCTCCACCTGTTCGGCGATCGCAAGCACCTCATCCTCGGTCAGCTTCTCGCCAGTGGCGGCATTGATGGCGTCGATGCAGTCTTGGGCGGCCATGGTCAGCCCTTCAGCAGACAGCTCACCGCGGCGTCATAGCCTGCAGCGTAGGTGTCCGCGCGTTTTAGCGTCTCCTCGGTCGCCTTCAGCGCGGCTTCCTCGGCCTCGGTTAGGCCGCCAGCCTTGCGCAGCTGCTCCACCTCGCTGAGCTCGGCAAATTCGCCGGACTTCAGGTCAACGCCGAGCTCGGCGGCGCGCGCCTCGAGGCTGTCCGGCACAGTAAGGCGGTGCTCGGCTTGGCGGATCTCCGGATCGGGTGCCGGATCGCTGGCTACCCGATTATCCACGCCCTGCAGCTCGCGCTCATAGAGCATGTCCACATACCACTCCGGCATCTCCTCCGGCTTGACCAGTCGCGCCTCCACTTCGGCGATTGCGTCGAGCTGCTGCTGCCGATAGTGGCCATAGGCCGTCGCCCTATGATCGCTGCCCTTTTCCCGCGCCTCGGCGATGATCTTCTCGGTTTCCGCCAAGTCCGCTCTTAGCCTGGTTAACAGCCGTTCATCGCCGGCCCGAACCTCGGATTTCACATGCTCGAGGAACTCCTCCCGTGTCTTGCGGCGGCCCGCCGGAAGGCCTACATTCTCCGGTGCCGGCGAGACCTGGCCCTCGGGTGGGCGAGCGAAAGCCTCCGCAGCGGCATCCGACTGACGGCGTAAACCTGCCGGTCGGGATCCAGGCCTCTCCGGCGACAGCTTCCCGAAATTGCGATCGGACGCATCGGCCACGTACATCGTGACCAGGTAATCCTGCTGGTCGATCTTCGTGAAACGCGAGACGCCATAGACCACTTCGCGGCCGTCGATCGACACACGCCAGGTGCGATTGTAGGTGCTCTCTCTCGGCCCGCCGATCGTCTCCACCGGCTCGAAGTCCCGCAAGATTTGCGGCAGCGCCAATACATCGTCTCGCGTCACCTGCCGCTCGGGATCCTTGGCGGACAGCTCGCCATGCCGGATGATCACCTTGCTGAGGCCGTGGCTGCCCTGCTTCGGGATGACAATCTCGCCGCCGCGTTCGAACACAGGGCCGCGCGCCACCAGGACCTCCTCGATATCGTCGGGCCGGAGCCGCACTAGCGGATCGTCTGATGGACCGAGCGGCTGAGCGCGCACCGAATCATACGCTCGCCTCAGCTCCTCGATTTCCCGCTGCAGCGGCGGGGATACATCGACCGGCCGGCCCTCGACGATCGCGGCGACCGCTTCATCCAGCCGTTGCTGGGCGAGCATCTCGGCACGTAGCGAGGCGAGCGCGCGCCGCTCCCGGAACGCGCCATAGGCACCGCTGCCGGCGCCAAACATCGAGCCGATCGTCGCCGACAGGGCGATATCGGCGGTAACGCCGGCGAAGGTCGTATCCTCACCGCGCCTGCTCCGGTCATAGGCCAGAACCGGCTGCAGCAGTGTGGCGCCGATCGCCGCCTCGCCGGCGCCAATCAAAGCGCGCCCACCGATGCGGCCGAACTTTGTGGCAGCAGCCAACCGCGTCGCCGGCCCGGCGAATGGGATGAAGTTCACGGGATCCGGGGCGCCCCCGGCGAGCGCCGCGCCGAAGCCCAGGACCGAATCGACGACGCCGGCGCGTCGGTTTTCGATCAGCCACTCGCGATAGCGCCGCGTGTCATAGACCGAGGCGCGCCAGGCCGCGGCGCCGGGCGACATGCGGTCTTCGAAGGGCAGCCCATCGCGGAAGTACGACGAGCTGCGCCATTCATCTTCCGTCATCGCCACGGCGCCAGCGGAGCGCAACATGCCGCGGATCTCGTCTTCGCTCTTGCCGCTGTTCTTCGCCATCAGCCGGACTTGCGCATCCGAAGGCGTCGGCAGCGGTGCGATGATGGAGCGACCGACGATGCCCGGCAGCGAGCCATACAGGAACTGATCGGTGAGCTGCGCGCCCAGATACTCGCTGCGCGATGTCTGGCGCGTGGCAATCGACGCCGCCACGTCGAACGCATCCATCGCCGGCGTCGCCGCGGGATAGAGGGCGGCGGCGTAGTTCATGGCTCGATGACCTCTTCCACAAACCCCTCGCCTTGCTTGTAGATGGTCGCTGTTGGCTTCGAGCCTTCCGCCAGCACGTCAGCCAGGCGTGCCGTCACCGGCTTGCCGCCGAGCTGCAGCGCGCGCCCGGTGGAAACGTCGATCAGCGTATAGACCTGCTCGCCGCGATCATCGATCCAGCGCAGCCGGTCGGGCAGGCTCGATATCCACTCATCGATGAAGGGCAGCTCCGGGGTATTCGGGATCCGGCTCGCTTCGGCGATCCCGCCGGCGTCGATCGCCCCAATCGTCTTGTCGCGCAGACGCGTCAGTCCCTTCTCGACCAGATCCTCATCGGTGCCGGCGGGGAAGAACACGGCGGCCAGGTCTTCATCGGCGATGAAGGATTGTCCGCCGTAGAGATCGGCATAGGCGGCTTCGACCGCGTCGCCGGCGTCGGCGCCGGCGAAGCGCCGTTGCTTGCCCACCTTCAGCAGCGCGTCATACTGCGCCGTCGCGCGCGCGCCATAGGCGGCGTTACCGGTCATCGCCTGCTGCAACGACAGCACGCTGCCGATGCCGTCTTCGAAGAAGGCCTCCCGCGCTGCCGTCTTCACTTTGTCCTCATCGGCAGTCTCCAGCTTTGGGAACTCGGCAACCGTGAGCTCGCCCAGCACGCGCACCGCCTGGTTGCGCCGCCCTTCATCGCGGCCGGCGTCCAGCGCGATCGCGGCCTCCCGCGGCAGGCCTGCTTCGGTGAGCTGTGCCAGCACGCGCCCGGCCACGGCCTGGTTCGGCAGCCGCGTTGTCAGATCCTCGAGTGCCGCGTAGCGCTGTGGCCCATCGCCCTGGCTCTGCCAGTTGGCGACCCAGTCAGTCGCCGCGGTCTTGGTGAGTGGCCGCAGATCCTTCTCCGCCACGCCCAGCTCGCGCTGCGCCTGCAGGGAAAGATCGATCGCCGTCACGAAATCCACCGGATCCCGGCTCTGCTGCGCGCGCGCGAACGCACTGGCGACAACCGGAACATAGCGCCGGGCATACTCCGCCGGGTCTTCCGCCAGCTCGCGGCGCAGCGTGAGCGCCGTCTGCATGAGCTTGTCGCGCGCTCCGGCTTCCGCGGCGTAGCCTTGTCCCTCGGGCTTGTAGCCGGCGATGATCTGGTCTTGCGTCTCCGCCGGCGCCAGCGCCAACAGTGTCTTATCGGCCTGCAGCCCGCGCAGGTCCTGTAGCGTCTGCCACTGCGCCTTTCCGTCCTTCTCGCCGAGCACCTTGACCAATCGATCTTCCGTCACTGGACTGAGCAGCTGCGCCTCGCTGCCGTCTTCGATCGCCGCGACCGTATCGTCCCAATCGGCCGCCAGCTCCGCGCGATCGATGATCCGCTGCTCATTCGCCCGGCGCTCCGCTTCGGCCCTCCGCCGGTTGATCTCGTTGTCCGCTCCATTGATGAACTGCTCCGCCCGGCCGGTATCCAGGTAGGCTGCCCACGCTCCGCCCACGAGCTCGCGCTTGGCGCGCGCCGGATCGCTGTCAATGAGAGCGGACAACGCCGCCTCAGCGATCTGTGCCTTGCCGAGCCGCAGTGTCTCGCTGCGCTCGTCCGCTGGCAGATCCGCGGCGTTGATGAAATCCTCCGTGTCGGTGATGGCGGCAGCGAAGCTCTCGGGATCGCCGCGCACGGCCGCGGCCGTCAGATTGATGCTGTCCAAAAGGTCGCTTTTGCGTTTCGCGACCCTGGCCTTGCTTTCGAAGACCAGGGACTTGCTGACCAGATCCTCACGGAATAGCCCGAGCCGTTCCTCCGCCGCGGCGCGCGCCTCTGGCGACGGCGCGGTATCGAGCAACGGCGTTAGATCGTTATCGAACTGATCCGCGATGGTCTTGGTAAAATCGGGCGCTCCGGCATCGGCTTCCTCGCTCGCTGTGACCCAGCGTTGCGTCCAATCGCTCCGCGTCTGCGATACAGTCTTGGCCACCCACGCTGCATTGTCGGCGTTCTTCTGCCGTTCGAGCGCTTGCACGGCATAGGCGGCACCCGTGGCGCCGAACTGCGCCAGCGCAATGCCAGGCGCCGCCGCCGCGCGCGGATCGATCAGCGCCGGCGACAGGCCTTGCTGTGCTTCATAGACGGGGATCTTGGGCATCGCAGTTTATGTCCGCGTGACCGCCATGTTGGGTTGCCCTGCGGTGCCGCCGCTCAACGACTTCCACAGGTCGCTGCCCCAGGCATTGACGCCCGACAGCAGCGTGGTGCCGGCGCCGAAGCCGCTGCTGACCAGCGCGCTCCGCCCTTCGAATCGGGACACGCCGGCGCGCTGTCCGCCGGACCAGCGGATAGCCAAGGCATCGAGCTCGGCATCCTCGGCCGAACCCGCCAGCACGTCGAGCGCCGAGCCGCTCACCACACCGCCGCTCTTGCCCACGGCGGCGCGCCCTTGCGCAATGACGCGGCGCGCGCGTTCCCGCTGCCGCGCTTCCTCATAGCCCGCCTGCTGCTCGATGATCTCCGCGTTGGCTTTGGCTGCCTGGCTCTGCTGGATGCCGGCGGTTACTGTGCCGGCGACCGCCAGCACGGTGCCGGCCACGGCGAGCGCGGTGAGTGTTGTCGGTTCGCACATCTAACCCTCGTTGACCACCAGCTGCGGCGAGATCGACGTCACCGTGAAGGGCAGCGGCTGGCGCTGCCGCAGCAATAGCTGCGCCTCCTTGCTCCAGCCGCGATCGTTCTTCACCGTGATCTCGCCGGTGAACAGTGGCGGACTGTCGTCCATCGGATCGTCGGGCTGGCGGTACTCCAGCTCGGTCAGCTCCTTGCCCGGTGAGCCGTAATCGCCGCCAAGGCTGGACACCACGGAGAGGGTGAGCTCGGGGAACCGTTTCTGCTTGCCGCGCGCGCTGCCTTCGGCGCTGCCCTGCTCGAAATTCATGGGTTGCACCAGGCTCTCATAGCCGAGGCCCACATGCGCGCGCGCCGCCTGGCGGCTGAGTGTGACCTGTCCGCCGGCGACGACAAGATCGGGATGCGTCGCGCCGTCGACGAGGATCTGCACCGTCTGCCCTTCCAGATGCTCGAGGCCAAGCAGGATCGTGGCGCAGCGCGCCCACCAATCCACGGCAACGTTCTGCAGCGCCGCGGGGACTGCTGTCATGAAGGTGACGTTCGCCATGGCGGCGGAGATCACGCTGTCGATCCTCACCACCACCGGCTTAATGATGCCCATGTCGAGCTGGCGAAACCGGAACTCGCGGCCGAGATCCGCGCCCGAGAACGGCGCGTGCCCCACGGCCTCCATGGTGCCGGTAGTACCGGCGGTCCAATCTACCGCCAACAGCGTCAGAGTCTTCGATGGGTCCGCATTCCAGCCGTCATAGGTCAGCCCGCTATCGACGAAGAAGGCGAGCTCTTTGGCAACCGGATCGCTCCCGATGAGGCGCTTCAGCTCCTCATCTTCGGCGAATTCCTCCTCCACAAACTCCAGGTAGCGCTTGGTGGCGCCATTGATCGTGCGCTCGACGATGAACCAGGTTTCGTCCTGGTTCGGCCCGTCGATGGTGGCAGCCGACAAGACCTTGGCAGGCCGCAGCCCTGCGCGTCCGCCCAGGATGTGGCGCCCCCAACCGACCACGTCCTGCTCCCGCAGGTAGGTCATGGCGATCGGCACGCCATCGTCGCGCACCGCCCAGATCAGCGACCAGGGCGAAGCCGCGTAGGATAGCTCCTTGATCTTGGGCCGCGTCATGTGCCGCGCCAGGCGGCTGAGATCGCCGGCGAGGTAGCTGTCGGCTTCGAAGTTGTAGAGCTGCTCGTAGAACTCGCGCCGCGTCTTCTGCGCGAACAGCACCGCGCGATCGACGGTCACCGGCATCATGTCCGCGGCCTTGCGCGATGTCTGCCGCCTGACCAAGATATTGTCCGGCGTCATCGCCTCGTTGAGCGCGCTGGCGCGCCCGATGTACTCGCCGCCGGAGGTGCCGATCCGCAGCACGTCGGCGCTGGCCAGCCAGAGGATGGCATTCACTTCGGCGTCGGCGATCGTGTAGGTGATGGCGCTGTCGGCGAGCGTCAGATTGTCCCGCGTCGTCGGCGCCATGTTCTCGAAATCATTGCTGACGCTGCTCCACAGCGTCTGCGGCTGGCTCACGGTGAAGCCGTGCCACAGCCGCTCCTCATGAAACACGCCGCAGCCAGGCCAGCCGAGCCCGTCGCTCCACGCGCCAAGCCGCCAGCGCGTCGTCGCTGTCATCGCGCCGAAACCCTGGGCGACGCCCGTTTCGCTGAAGATCGGAATGACCGTTCCAGCCACGATCAGCGGCGTCGTTACGCTGTTAATCACCGCAACGCCCCAATTGGCGCCATGGCGCAAGCGCACCAAGCGCCCCACGTCTGTGCTCGCCTGAAAGCCCAGGCCACCATTAATGCCGGCCAGCGCGCTGGCGGTGATATTGACGGCGCCGGTCAAGGCTGATGGCGTCAGTGTCGTGTTGGTGACGTTCTGATTGAGATACGGACCGTCTTCGAAAACGATGGTGCTGATCGTCCATGCGGTGTGGCCCGTGCGCGTGAGCTTCCGCGGCGGATGGGACGGGTGCCAGAGGTATAGCGTGTCCGCACTCTGGATGAATTTGATCTGGGCAAGCTGCGCCAGCGTGTAGGTGTGCGCGATCTCATAGGGCACCGGTGGATCGCCGATCGCGATCTGCTTCCGGTCGCGATAGAACCGGAAGTACAGATGGCCCATTTCGATGATGTAGGCCTGCACCGTCGAGAACTGAAAACGGATGGCGCGCGCCACGCCGTTGTCCTTGGTGCTGGCGACGAAGCGCGTCCCCGGCCGGCGCGTCGCGCCCCCTTCCACTAGGCCGATCATGTTGATGAGCAGGCGCGCGGCATTGCCGAACTTGCCCAGGTCCGGCCGGCCGTACATCAACGGCGACCATTCGCCGGCGTTCAAGCTGGTGACAATGGGCGTGGCGCGGGCCATCAGAAGCGGCTTTCCAGCCAACCGCGGATTTCGATCGCGGGATCCGGCCCGAAATCGGTAGGCGATCCTTCCTGGGCATCGACCGAGCGCGCTTCGCGCACGAGCTGGATGTAGTAGTCCTGCAGCGTCCGGAAGCGGGGGGCGCTCTCGGTGAGCTTGGGCGAGATCACCAGCGACAATCGCGCGGCCACCGCCTCGGCCAGCATCGGATCCAGGTTCGGATAGGCGGTGACGCGGGCGATGTAGCGAATGTCCAGAGGATCGCCTTCATTGGTCAGGATGTTCCGGCCCTCGATGCTGTAGCGGACGCCAAGCCGGCGCTCGCCGTTGATCTCGAGCACGCGAAGGCAGTAGAGGCCCGATGGCTCATCGGCACCGGACGGCAGCACGAATTGAGTGGCATAGCCCCAGGCCGGGGCGACCGGATTCTTGATGAGACGCGCGCGCCGCAGGCAGCTGTTCCAGGCATAGCTGCGATACGTCGCATCGCGCGTCAGTTCGAAATTGCGCTGGCAGATCTTCGCCTCCGGCGACTTGTCGCTGGCGAGATCCGTGATCGCGGCCGCGCCCACCAGGTCGAGCGCTCGATTGGCGATGGTGGTTTCTGAGATCGGCATGGTCGGATGCAGGGGCGGTCAGGCAGATCGCGAAAGCGATCTTGCCCAGCCCGCCCCTGCGCTCCCCTTCACTCAGTCGCCGACGGTGCCGTAGATGCCGACATTCACGATGCCGGCCGCCGGCAGCGCCGCGGCGGCCACGGTGAGCAGGATCCGCTCCCGCGGCAGCACGACGCGCTGCAGATTGGCGACGACGCCAAAGGGCGTCGGCGCATCCGGCGTCGTGAACACCGCCGCCGCGCGGTACTTGCCGGTGGTGCCGGCAATGCCGATCGCGACGGTGGCCGCACCCAAGGTCACACTGGATGCGAGGACGCCGAAGTGCGGTAGAAAGCCGCCGGGCAGATCGAACAGCTCGATGTTCTCGCCGGCCGCGACGACGGCCTGTGCCGCCAGGTCGATGCGCACGCGGAACTCTTTCAGACGCCCGGCGATATCGCGCACGTCGGGCAGCCTGCCGGCGTCGATCGCCGCGGCGATCGCTGTCTTGAAGCTAGCCATGTTGAAACTCCCTAATCAGGAATGGATGGTGAGGCAGAAACCGAAGACGGTAGCGATGCCGGCTTACGGCTCGACGCAATTGATCTGGATCACCTTCGGCTCCTGCATTCGCGTGGCGCCGATCTGCATGCAGTAGTAGGGCTGCACGCTGTAGGACTTCGTCGGCAGCTCGCTGATGCGGCCGGTAATGTCCTTGGCGATACCCAGCAGCAATCCATCCTCCACCCAAGCGAAGCACTGGCGCTCGCCGGCGGGCTTCGGAATGATGCGATTGAGATTCCCGAGCTCGTCGGTCCAGTCCTCCATCCGGTGGAAGGTGAAGTTGTAGAACTCATTGACGCCGCCCTGCATCAGCACCTTCTGGGTGTTGAAGTCGATGCTCTTGACTTCGGGCGTATCGATGAACTGGTCTTCCTGGAACGACGTCCAGGCGATGTGCAGCTTGCGCCGCCCATCCACCGCGTTGCCGGCCTTCAGGCGACGCGATGCCTCTTTGACTTTTGCGAGCGTGAAGCCGGTGCCGCCGGCGACGATGATCTGACCGGCCGGCAACGCGATATTGATCTCGCCGTCCTCGCCGGTGACAGAAGTGCCCAGGGCCGCCGCCGCAACCTCCATGTCCATGGCGCGCGCCATAGCCGCCGCGAAGGTTTCGGAATAGGCATTGGTGGGATCGTTGAGGGTACGGATCTTGTCGTCTTCGTCGAGAAGATCCGATACCTCGTATTTCCCCGTGGTGACCCAGCGCCGGCGGTGCGGGGTATCGACGCGCGGCGTGTCGGCATGGCGGCTGGTGCGCTTCTTCGCCCCGACCACGCCCACCTGGTCGAAGCTGCTTTTCTTGCCCATGACGGTCTCGACGCGCACTGCGGAGCGCAGCACGCTGGACATCTGCTGCACCAGCATCTCGATGCCCGACTTGTACTCATTGACAAAGGCGGTAGTGATCTCAACGGACATGATTGTCCTCCGGTGAATGCATTCGGTTGCAGTCGCTCGGAGGGGTTGCCCGCCAACGGAGAGGGCCGGCTGTCACCAGCCGGCCCTCAAGTTACGGACCCGAACTCCTCGGCGGACACGCCCGCCGTGTTGCGGCGCTCTTTCGCGCGGTCAGCCAGGCCCCGGATTGGATCCGGGGTTATCTGGACGTTTTTCCTCCTTCGTCGCCGGCGCCGCCTCGTTGAGGCACCAGCCGACATATTCATCGGCGATCTCCAGCACCTGGCGCGGATCGTTCGCGCCCTGGCGCGCCACGGCGAGTTTCAGGCATTCGAGGCGGAGCGCGGCGCGACCCGTGATCATTTCTGTTGCTCCGGAAACGCCAACTTGTAGAGACCCGCGCGTCGTTCGACGAGCGCCGCATGCTCGGGGTGGGTCTTGTCGGTGAGGATCTTCGCCAAGGCCTCGGTCTTCTCGATTTTCGTGATCTCCAGCTTGGCCTGCTCCGGCGTCATGCTACCGCCAAGCCCTCCGCCGCTGCCATGCATCGTGTCCTCGCCGATGCCCTTGCCGATCGCCGAAAACATGCGCATCAGCGGAGCGCCGCCGATGCGCTTCTCGAAGGCATCGAGCGCCGCCGTTGTCTGGTCGGCCGTCAGGCCGGCGACCTTGGCGAAGTGTTGCACCCCGCGCTTCCCCGCTTCGACATTGGCGTCATAGGTGGCGCCCCAGGCGGTGCGCAGCTCGCCGTCCATCTTCTTGGCGTCTGCCTCGCGTTCCGCCGCATCGCGCTTGCCGGCTTCCATGGCTGCGCCCGCCCACCAATCGTGCAGCGCCGCGGCCTGGGTCGCGTTGAGGCCCGCCTTGTGTGCGGCGGTGCGATAGGCTGTCGCCAGATCGTCGCTGTAGCCTTCGAAACCCTCCGGCTTCTTCAGCTCATACCCTTCCGGCTTGTCCGGACGGCCGAGCGCCTTGAACACGCCGTCCCACTGCTCCGGCTTCGCGTCCTTGCCGGGGACCACGATCTTGTCGGCGCCGACGGTCTTCTCGAGATTGGCGTAGCTCGAGATCACATCCGTCGGCGTCTTCCAGCCTTTCACGCCCACGAAGGCGCGGCTGTCAGCGTCCAGGGTGGCGACCCAATCGCCGCCCGCGGGCTGTTGCTGTTGCTGCCCCGGCTGCTGTTGCTGCTGCCCGGGCTGCTGCTGTTGGCCCGGCTGCTGTTGCTGCCCGGGCTGCTGTTGCTGCTGACCGCCGTCATTCATGATGCATCTCCGGTCAGGCCCGCCGTGCTATCGAGAAAGCGCTTCTTCGCCTCCTCGCATTGCGATGTCATCGGCGGTAGGTGTCTGATCAGATCCTGCAGCGCAAGGAACCACTCCGGCACCGTTTCCGCTGGAGCGGCCCGACGTTGCCGCCGCTGCTTTGTTGCCGCCTCTGCTTGCGGCGGCGGATTCCCGGTGGGGTCTGTCGCCGAGGATGGCGGATCGCCGACGCCCTGTGCCGCCGATGCGCCGGCGACAGCGCTCTCGGTTGATGTGGGGGTCTGCTCCGACGCCGGCGGTGCCGGCGGCTGCTCGGTCGCGGTTCCGCTGGCGGCTGTGTCATTGGTCTTGTTCGTCTCAGTCTCAGTCATCGTTCCTCTCCTCCGGGTCCGGCAGCTCATCGGGGCGGAGCTGCGCCATTTCGCAAATGTGCAGGTAGGTAAGCCGCATGCCCTCGTTGACATGGGTCTGGTACGGATCCACGCGGCCATCGGGCGAGCGCTCGACGCTTGACCGATCGACATTGCAGAACTCCGCCAGGTCCTGCAGCACCAAGTCGCCGCCGATGCGTCCGCCGGGGCCGAAGATCGCGCGATAGGCGTTCATGACCGCATGCTGCGCCCGCGGCCGTGGCCATTTGGCCGCCAGCCAGGCGAGGACCGTCTTCCTGCCAGGCGAAGCGTAGCTTCTGCCGTTCATGCCGCCTTCCGCATTGGCTGGGCGCTGTTCTGGGACTGCTTGATGATCGCCCCGGCCTGCGCCACGTCCTTGAGCGCGCCGGCCGCCGGCGCCGCGTTCTGGGCCAGCGCCATGGCGGTCTGCGCGGCCTGCCGCTGTTGCCGCAACTCGGCGACGGCGCGCCGATCGCGCGTGATCTTCGCGGGCACGCCAAATCCGTCGAGGATGGCGCGGGCATATTCGTCTTCGTCGACGTTGTCCCATACCTCCGGCTTCGCCGCGGCGATCGGCGTGAGCGCCTCGCCCGCGCGCAGCAATGCGCCCGCTTCGCTCGCCTTCAGCGCGCGCGCCAGCGGCGACACATACTCGACGCGGAGATCCGGATAGCGCTGCAGCACCTCCGGCACCGGCGCGAAGGCACCGGCGCGATACATGATCATGAACACGCGATCGATTAGCGGATCCAGGAACTCCGTCTGGATGCGGCCAAGATGCGGCCCCATCAGCCGGATCTGCTCCTCTTGGCGACCGAGGAATTCCGTCGCCGTCATGTTCGGTTGCTGGATCATGACCAGCAGCGACCAGAAGAAGGCCTCGCGGATCGCCTGGCGCCGCCGCTCCTCGAGCTCGAGGCCCAGCCCGATATTGGCGCCGGTCTGCAGCGGCTCGTACATACGCCGTCCCGTCACCGGATCGATGCCGCCATAGATCAGCGATCCCGGCGTGGTGCGCACGCCGCGGATCGACGCTTCATCGGGCGCGAGGATCGGCGGATCGACAGCCTTCTGTGCGGCGACGATGGTGGTCTTGCTCATCATGTTGACCATCTTCGTGTCCGGCAGCGCCAGCATGCCGCACGCATCGCCATAGACGCTCCGGCTCCGCTTGCCCCAGCGGGCGACCTGGTAGGGAAACTCCCGATAGCCGCCGATGCCGATCAGTTGCTGGCCCTCAATGTCCACATAGGCCGAGCTGAAGGGCATGCCGGCGGCATCCTGGCGTTCGAACTTGAGATCGCGGTTCGGCATCACCGCATGAAGGAAGCCGAAAAGACGCTCCGGCTCTTTCTCCGCCGCCTTCATCACGTCCTTGCTGACGCGATTTCCCCATTCCTGCACCGCCTGGCGCGCGGTGTACTTGAATTTCCGGAATAGGGTATCGACCCGCTCATCGGAGTTTTCGGCGAAGTAGCACTCCGCAAGGTGGCGGCACGAGAACTGCAGCACGCCCCGCTGCTGGAACTCCGCGGTGTAGAAAACGGCCGGCCCGAAGGAAACCAGATCTGCGTAGTAGTCGATGACGCGGTTATAGAACCGGTTGCCGTTCGCCGCGAAGGCGTTGCGCATGCGGCGCGTGCTATCATCGAGCCAGAGGCGCGCCTGGTGATCGTCGTTGAGCTCGTCGATGGAGCTGCGCAGGTGCATCCATTCATTGGCGGGATTGGTCATCAGGCCGTAGAGGCCGGATGCCAGGTTCTCCTCGGCCATGCCGGCGGTGCCGTCGAAGATCTTCTGCATCCGCTTCTCGCCCGGCATGCGGGTGACCGTGAAGTCGGCCCGCATCGGATTGATGAGCTCGGCGATCTCCTGCCAGTGGCTGTCATGGTTGCGACGCTCGCTCTCCAGCGTCTGCTGACGCTGCAGAAGCTCGGAGACGATGCCGTCGGCCATCGCTACCACTTCACCGCACTGAGCGCATCGGCGTCGCGGGCGCCCTCGAGCTGAGCCGAGAGCCGCTGGAAGCGATCCCGCGTCTGCCCGGCGATCATGTCCAGGGAGCGGATCTCGCGCGGATCGGACAGCGCCATTAGGAGAGCCTGGCGGCTGTCGCTCAGCAGCTTGGCCCGGCGCTTCTCGCGCAGCTTCTCCAGCGGTGGGACGGTGTCAGTCACGGCTCACTCCCCCGTCAGCGTCTTCGCCGCGCCCGGCGTCGCCGACACGTCGCCCAGCGGCGAAGTCAGAATGGTGCTCGCCCGGCCGCGCGCGCGGCCTGCCCGCTGCCGCTCGGCCAGGGCCGCGGCCTGCACCTCGGCATCAGAGCGCTGCGGTGGCGGCTGCTTCTTCGGTTTGCTCACGAAGCACATTTCCCGGTCTCCCCGCTTACTGTCCCGTCAGCATCTTGGTGGCCGTCATGGCGCTGGCGAATAGCGGCGTTCGCCCGCTCGATGGCGCCCCGAGCAGCTTCGAAGCCGGACCCGCGAACAGCCCCGTCGGCTGCCGGCGATCGCCGCGACCGGCGCCGCCCGGCGCCTCGACGTTCCGCCGCTGCACATCCGGAACCGGTACACACATCTTCCCGCCTCCATACGAAGCTGACGAAATCCTCGCCGTTCTTGCCGAAGTCCCGCACGCGGAACTCGCGGCGCGCACCCAACAACTTCAGCCACCGATGCGCCTGGCGATGGCTTGCCAGCGCCCGGCACTCCGCCCTCCGGGCGCCGGCCTCGAGCAGCTGCGGCACCAGCACGCGGCGCACCAGGCGCGTCGCAGCAAGGGCCACCTCCGGCCAGCGATCGGTGGCGAACATCCACACCGACCACATCGTCGGCCACAGCTCGGCCGCCCCGATCGCGGAGATCGGCTCGCCGTCGCGATCGCTGGCGCAGACGAAACCGAAGCGCGACAGCAGCACGCTGTCCCGCGCCACGTCGGCCGGATCCTCCCGCCATCGCGTCGCGTAGATCTCCGCCCGGTCCATGGCGCGCATGTTCATGGCGACGCGCCGCACCAGCGGCTCCTCGAGCGGCAGCAGCAGCACTCAGTAGCCGCCCGAGCTCGCGGGCTTCCGCGCCGGCGCCGCCCGCTTCTTAGGCTTCGCCGATTCGGCGCGCAGACGGCGGATGTTGTCCGCCACGGCCTTACGGTTCTTCGGTCTTTTCGCCGCCACTGCCCTGTCCGATCCGCCAATGAAGACGCCCCGCGGCAATGAAGCCGCAGGGCGCTATCCGTCAGTCCTGATTGTCGGGCGCAATCGCCCAATCTCGGCCCGGAGCATGCCGAATTTTATAAACCGTGTAAAGGGGACAGAATGTGCCTGGTTGCTTTTGCTACCAATGCCCTATCCATATCCCATCGAGATGGCTTTTGTGGCGGCGCGCAATGCAGCACGTCTTGACGTCGAGATGCCTAGGTCAAGCCAATGCACGACGTTGTAGAATCGAGTCTCTTCTGACAAGTACTCGGCCATAAGTGCGGTCAGCCGTCCCTTGCTGAATGATCGAATGCATTTCAGGGCCGCTGCTTTGCGCACGCCATCGTGCGCCTTTTCGAAGAGAAGCTTGATTTCTTCGTTCGTCAGGTCTCGAAACTCCTTATCTGTCGAATGGACGATCAAATGAGACAACAGCTGATGGGGCATCTCTACCGCTAGAAGTTCCGCAAGTCGCCCCCGTCCTAAAGCAACAATCGCTCGTGCAACTTTGCTGTACTCCGGGTCAGCGAGTATTCTCCCACTACCGGCAAAGCTCCATCGATCTAGCGACTTGACTATTAACGGAATATCCTCCCAGCTGCCGTACCTTCTTAGGAACTCCAAGTCATTGTCCGAGTATGGGACGAATTCACTACTTAATACGCTTCGAACGAGATCAAGATCGTCAATTCCACCCCTCAAACAGACTACATCCAACCCCTTACGGGTCAGATTCTTGCGTATGAACTCCTCAAGCGTTTTCGCTTGCTCGACCAGTCCTGCCCCGGCACCGCCGTACCTGGCCGGAATCTGCTCTACCGAGGCGTCGAACATCGCCTTGTAGTGATCTCGGACCGCCTTTCTTAGTTCGCCGGATCTCGAGGTAAAGTCGCGATCCGCCAACACGAATAATGCCGTTTGACCGAAGATCGACTGTTCATCGGAGACGCGTTCTAGCTCCTCTGTTGTCATCATCCGCAAACGCCCGTCACGATAGCGCTCAAAATGCGATTCATCGGGTGCTCCGAAAGCCCCAAGAGTTCCGGCAGCCTGTCTTACAAGAATGTCCCTTGCCTCCTGGTCAGAGAATTTTCTTCCGCTATCCATGAGGTATTCCATGGCTTCATACCGCACATCAGTGTTGGTATCGGATAATAGCTGTTCGGCGACTTGTTCTTCCAACTCTTCTCGCGCTCTCAGCACTCTGATGGACAGGAGCCGAACTGCCCCACTCTTGTGCCCCAGCCCTTGAATGAAGACGTCTCTACCAATCGACTCGCTGTCGTGAAACACAGCGTCTAGCAGGCTGCGACTGACCTTCTCTGGTTGAAGTTCATTCAGTGCTAGGATCGCATTCTCCGCACTCATCCTGAGCGCGATTCGAAGGATCGCCTCTACCGAAGCACTTGCTGTATGATAATCAGCTCGGTCAAACTCTGTTCTAATGCGTGGAATATCTTCCGGAACACCAGCATCACCAAGATACCCGAGCGCAGCAACCTTCACCGCTGCAGGAGACGTTTGGTCGAGCCAGCTCGATAGAAAGTCCTTACGGATAGGCAGCGGCTCTGCCTCATCTGGTAGTGGAAAAGACATGAGTTTCATAGCAGCGAGCGCACCAGTCCGCCTCGCCGGGTGGGAACTAAAGTACGATTGCCAAGCGAGGTAGTCTCCGTCTTTGATCCCCTTAGATTCACAAACGAAGTGCGACGCCGCCGAATCACAGGTAGCACGGCGTTGCCATGGGACAATCATATGGACAGCTCTCCGAACAGGAGAGATGCGCGATCTTC